ATGCTTTTGCAGCTACATCTCCAAAAACAGGAACAGTTCCTAATGCAACACCCCCTGATAGCACAAGTCCAGCTATGACACCTTCTTTTGTTCCTTGTTGAAAAGCAAGTCTAGCATCTTCCGCCATTAGAGCTTCACCTACACCTGGTGTCCAATTCTCTTTTTGTGTAACCATTTGCCACGCAAGATGAGGACTTAGATTAAGTGCTATAAATTGATCATAAAGTGCTATTCTATATTTGTTTTTTTCTTCACTATATTTTTTAAGTGCAATATTGTTTAAATTTTCTATTGTATTATCTTTAAAATAACCAAAATCTTGTGCTTGTTCTTTTAAATCTTTTACATCACCCATACGTTCTTTTACTTGTTTCATTCTTACGTTTGGATTTACAAATGCTCCTTTTCTATCTGGTATATCTCCTCTAACTCTAGCTATATCTCTGTAGTCATTTTCTGGATTTTTAAGATCTTGCCCTACACCTGTAGCAATAGTAGGCTCACTTGCATCTAGCTCTTCTGCATAATCAGTAAAAGGTTTAGGTATATTCTGTTCATAATTAAGAGCATCCAAATTCTTCTGTTGTTCTTTTTCAATAATAGTATTATCAACAACTTCATCTTGAAGATCTTGAACACTATCTCTTTTTGCCATTATACCTGATGGTGAATTTGTATTTGCTACTTTATAACTTCCAAAATCAAGACCCATATATTTCTTCCCTTAACTGTTTAAGTCTTTTTAAAGCTGAAATTGCACCTTGCGTTCTATACACAATAATGTCTGTATCAGCTTGCTCTAAATTTTTATGTTGATTACTAATTAAATAATCTAAGTAACTATTGAACAGTTCCCATTGCTCCCGGTTGTTGACCAACCCCTTGAGGTTCTGTAGGTGGTGTTCCTTGTTGTCCTTGTACATTTCCTGAAAATCCTTGTTCTCCCGGAGTAGGTGCTTGTCCTGTACCTATTGTACCACCACCGACCCCTGTAGGATCAGTAGGAGTAGCACCTGCCACACCCTCTTCAGGTAATGGTGGCATGTTCTCCTGTTGAAATTTCTTTAATATGTCTGCTTGTATGGCTGCATCTTGTAAGTTATTTGTAATTTTGTCAGGATCTAAATCCATTGACTTTGCTATTTCACGTATAATATAATCCATCTTAGCAAATGGAGCTAGTACAGGATTACTTGCAACTTGTAAGAATTGCATTAATCTTTGACTACGTACTTCATTAGCCATAAGACTTTCTGTACCTTGTGCTTTAACTTCAAGATCTCCTCTAATAGATTCATCAAAGTCAAATTGCATATTAAAACTAAAGAATGCTTTTCCTAATGGTGCAATTAAAAAGTCATCAATATTTTTTACAACACTTCTAATTGATCCATTAGCTGCTGACATTAGCATACTAATACCTGATGCAGTTCTACCTACACCTTGTATCCCTGTCTGCCCATGAGCAAATGATGGAAAGCCTGAACTTTCATCAGCAAGCACCCTAGCTTTATCAAACAGTTGCATATTTTCACCAGCAACATTTGGAAATTTCGTACCAAATATAGCTTGACCAGGTGCCCCGCCTTGTCTTCTAAATACTTTACCTGGATATACAGACAGATCCTGTCCTGGTGTTAAGTTGGTTTCATCTACTTCTATAATAAGATTACCTGACAATGCAGCATTATCAATTGCCATTCGCATAAAACCATTCATTAAAGTCTGCGTATCATCCATATTCTCAGCAATGCCAATACCAAAAAATGAATAAGGATTGTGTTCGTATGGCACAGCATAATAAGGTATACGTACAGGCTTGAATGGATTAAGCACGAGTCTTAATATTTGATTATTACATATCCATGCATTTACATTTACTTGATCTAACTCTTTTAATTCTTTAGGGATCGTAATTCCATTCTCTTCTAATATAGTTGTATCTACGTATCCCCAAAACTCTAATACTTCAATTCTATCAGGACTGTAATTAGCACTATTATCTTCCATGCTTTCTTCCCAATACTTTCTTGCATAGGAATCGCCCATCTCAATTGCATTCTCAATTGCATCTTCATCAAAATATGGACGAGACTTCAATGACCTAAGTTGTGTTCTAGAAAGTTTATGTCGTTCAACTATGTATTCAGCATCGTCCATACTATTCGCATCTGGATCAGGATAAAAGTTCCAAATAGATACATGTTCAGTTGTAGGTACTGTTTTTACTAGTGGCTCATAAGAACCTTCTTCAGACCAATTTGGATACTCTTTATCTTTTGCAAGCGGGCCTTTCATAATGCCTGTACCAAATAAAGCCATCTCAAAAGCTAATGATCTTAGTTGTTTATTTGCACCTGACTCCTCAAGTTGATCAAATATTTTCTTTTCCATCTTTTTAGCAGCTACCATTGCTGGATGAAATGTAACACTTGTAGGAGTATTACCACTACCCTCTACAACTTTCTCAGCTACAGGCTCTAGTTTCTTTTCTAGCGGGCCTAATCTCTTTTCTAAATCTTCTAAAGTTTCACCTGGTTGTAGTCTTGTATCTTCAGAATCAAATAGATAAGGTATGTTAGTTTTTTCTTCAAATGTTTCTTTAATAGTGTCCATACTAGATGTAACATTAGGATCTGTATTTAAATGAACAGCTTCAGCTACACCATCTGGTAGTATAGTAGGATTAATACTTAATGGAAATTTAGAGTTACCAAATAATACCTCAATAATCTGTCCATATGCAGCTAATGTTTTAGTTTTAGTTACTTTTACAAAAACACGAGACTTTTCTGTTTCAGTAAACTGAACATCACTACCATACACACCTCTATAATTTTTATAAGCTTTTAACCATCTCTGTTCGTCATTTAATCTAGCATCTTCTGCCCTTTTAAATCTCGATTCAATAAAAGCTATAACTTGATTTATATCAGTAGCTTCAATAGATTGATCACCTGTGGTATCGATTACAGCGACATCATCAGTTTCAAACATCATTTCATTATCTTTATCTGCCATATTTAATATCCAAATTTAGTATCTGCAACTTGAAAACCTTGATTTTGTGTTAAAGGATCAAAGTCAAAAATGTTACTTCTAGGTCTTGTCATAACACCATAACGCAAAGCATCGTATAAGTGATCTTCTGCATTTGTGTCTACGTCTTCAGGATTCTTTTTATCAAGTGGTAATGCTGGTAATTGTGCAATAACATTCGTACAAGTATTAAAGAAAACTAGTCTAGGCTCTTCTGTAAAGTCATCTACTTGTAAACGTCTATGTATCTCGTTCTTACCTGATACTCGACTTCCCTTACTTCTATCTGATGGTCGCCATCTACAACCACGCATAATCATTTGTTCTGCTAACGACGGGCCAGGATCTCCACGTTTATGCCACAAGCTAGAGTCTAACACACCATAAAGAATAGTACCATCTTCTTGTTCTAAATCTAAAATCATATCAGCCAAATCTGTAGCTAATACTTTCTTTACATATAATTCTCTGTATACTACTAACTGATCACTAGGACTTATAGCAAACCACAATATGCCACTATAACTTCCATACCCATAGTCACAAGCCCTAAATCTCTTCCAAGTTTTCGGAATAGGAAATGGATCAACGACATGAATATCTCTATTAAACTCGGAAAAAGCGGCACCTTCATTAACATCCCAATCCCCTTCTAGTAATTGTTTTCTTTGATGGTCAGGTAAAGATAATAACATCGTTTCGTATTCACCTGACTCAGCTAAATATGGATTGTCAAATAATCTAGCTGGTATAAATCTACGTTTAAATAATGGCTGACCTTCTTTGCTATGCCCTTTAGGATACGAAAGCTTTTCACCTGTTTCTATGTCCGTTGCCCAAAATGATCTATTATATGGAGAAGGATCAATAAACATTTTCTTAACCCATTGATGCCCTATACCACCGGGGTTTGTAGTTGCTCTCATAAAGATAGGCAAATCAGGACTAGCAGTACGTAAACGTGAACGTAAATAGTTCCATGCAAAAGGTGTAGACCATTGTGTAAGCTCATCAAATCCAATCCAACTAAATGCTAAACCTTGATACCTTAATACGTCTTCTTCTCTATCTAGATATGAAAACCATAATCTGCCACCTGAAGGAGCGACCCATTGCATCTTTCTTTCTGACCATTTTATATTAGGTATAACTTTAGGATACAGTTCTTGTGATTTCCAAACAAGTTCTCTTAATTCTTCAGTTGTATGCCTAACTAACAATCCTGAAAATTGAGGATGCATAATATAACGCAATGGATCCGCTAACATTGCATATGACTTTCCACCTCCTGCAGAACCACCATATAAAACTTCTCTTTCACTAGATGCTAGAAACTCTGTCTGCGGACCAGGATTAGGTTCAAATATAACCTGTCTACCCTCATATGGATCAGACTTTGTTTCAGGAACTTTGATTTCTTCAATCTGTGGTTTTACTTGCACCGACTCTTTCGGTTTCAATTTTTTCTGCCGCTTTGATGATTTCTTCGTACCTTTTGGCATACTGACGTTTAACTGAAGCTGTTTTCTTACGTCTTCGTTCATCTTGTACTCGTTTTCTCAATCCTACGTGTGATATGTATCGTCCTGTTTGCTTAGACAACCAATTAGCTATTTCTCTGTAGCTATATTGTCCTAGATATTTTTTAGCTTTTTCAAGTGCATCTAATTCATTCTTAATAGGTCTAAGAATAGTTGAATCATCAGGATCTTCTACATAACCAAATGGTATCGTTCTTGCCATTTTAGGAATAGGCAACCATTGATTTGTGTAACCTTTTATATCAGGCTGTGGTAAATCCCAATATCCTATACTTTCTGTCTTCATTTTCTCCTAGTCTTAGTTTTAGGTTGCATTCTTACATTTCTTCTTTTAGCTAAGATTCGCAAATTTTTCTTTGAATTATTTAATGGATTCATATCTTTATGATCAACATGTTTACCATCACCTTTAGATACTAAGCCTGCCTTTTCAAAAGATCTTCTTGCTTTATTACGAGATGCCCTTTTCTTTTTCTGTAAAGGTGTTTCGTGATATTGCTTATATTCTTTTTTATAGTTACGTTTGTGTGGC